GAAGGCACGGGCAGAGACATTGGCACCGACACTCTGGTCTGACGCCGTTGCACTCATCGTGTCTCTCCTCTCTGCATTCAACCGTGTGGTAGTGCGGGTCGGCTGACGGCTTGGCTCTGATCCTCATGACATGAACACCAGCAGGTCTCCGGGCAGGTTCCGTGTCGGCCGGATGCGCACATTCGGCTGACTAGTGCATATTGTCGAGTGGGGATCGGGTAGATCCCCACCCGCTGGTCGTTGAGGTTAACCAGCGGGTGGGGTAAGGTCACGGACCGACGACCGGGAGGCTGACGATCGCGAACGCCGCCGCCGCGAACACCGCGTTGACAACCCGCGCCTCGGCGAGGATGATCAGCGTGTTCTTGATGAACAGGTCGTTGTGCTGGTCGGCGACGAGGATCTGAACGTTGTTCCGGTAGAACAGCGTGTCCTCGGTGAAGTCGCCCACCAGAACGGTTCCGGCCGGGATGTACGGCGACGTGACCACCGACTGACCCCACAGCGTACGCTGGGGAGAGGCGAACGGGTTCACCTGGTTGCCGTAGGTGCCGCTGGTCGCGTCGGTCATGAAATTGCCCCAGTCGGCCGGGTTCATCGCAATTCCGGTGACCGAGAATCCAGCCGACTCGACCTGCGCCATACCGGCCGCGACCGACGAGAACGCATCCGCACCAGCCCCGACAGGGGTGGCCAGCGGCAGGATGCCCTGCAGTTCCGGTGCGGTACCGGTACCTGCGGCGACCTGCTGTTCGAGCGCCCGACGCAGTTTGGTGGTCAGCCGATTCGAGATGTACCCCTGCAGCGTCGACTCATCTTCGAGCGCCTGCCGGGTCACGGCCACCCAACCGGCGACCGTCTCCGCGCCGACCGTCTTCGACACGAACGACAGCGCCGCTTCAGGCTTGGCCGCACCCTCGGCGACCGGGTTCTTCGGGTGGATCAGGTCGTCGTCGACCGACGTGTCGGTGACGTACGAGAGCGCGCTCGACCCCATGGTCGACGTGCCGATCAGGTCGAGCAGACCGAGTTGCGTGTCCTGTCGCGGCCGGAGCCCGAGCGGAACTGGCTCGATGGTCTTGATGTCGGACGACAGGATGACCGCCCGCTGCATGAACCCCTCGACCTCGATGCCGCCGCGACCGTGGTAGTTCGAGTCGACGAACTGGCGGAAACCGCCCGACTCCATGAGCCGCTGGGCCACCGACCGCTCGTCGCCGCCGTCCTGCACGATGGTACCCGAGAGCACCTGGGGCGACCGGGTGACCGGCGTCCGGCGAATGGTCGGGGTGAGCGTACTGAGCGCCTGCCGACGCTGGTTCGCCTGCTCGGTCCGCTGGTTGCGCTCGGTGATCACGGCGGTCACGTCGTCGGCTCGTTCGAGGTCGGTCTCGTCTGCCTCGTCGCCGTCGAGGCGATCGAGCAGCGCGACCCTGGCGTCGTCGAGTTCTGCACTGGTCAGCGCTCGGTACTCGTCAATGAAAACGGGCATATCACTTGCTCCTGTTCTGGGTTTTTGCGCCGACCAACGTCAGCCGCGCCCGCGCTTTACGAGCCCGCAAATCTGGTATGGTGCCGATCGATCTGACCGACTCCAGTTTTGCACCCGGTACCGCCTGGAATCCGAGCGTGATTTGGCTGGTCTCTACCAGCCTAGCGTTTGTGAATACGCTCTCGTCATCGGGTGCCACGCCCTCGGGCACGAACCCCACTGACAAACCAGGTGCCGAGCCGGACTTGGCTCGCGCCCTGGACGAATTGCCCTCGCCGGTATCGTCCCAGCGACCCTCGATCCACAGACCCTCGTCCTTCTCGATGGCGCGGAAGGTGCCGATCGGCGTATACGGGTCGTGGAACCACAGGTAGGGGAAGTCCCGTGTGGCCAGATCCTCGGTGCCTTGGCTGAAGCAGCCTGGCGCGAACGTGGTTCCGTAGGCGTCCCGCACTCCGTACTTGACCGCCCAGCCGTCGAAGGTGCCCGCCTCGGAGTCGACTCGAACGTCGGTGTTCGGCAGGTTGCGCGCCAGCAGCCCTGGCACGAATGGCGTCTCTGGATGGCGGTTCATCCGTTGTCCTCCTGCACTAAGTATTCGAGCCAGCACCGGCAGTTGATGATTTCGCCCAGCGGACCGTTGGGATCGTGCGGCCGGGTTAGTCCGTTGAAGAACAGACCCGACATGTGTTGCCGGTCGCCGTGCTGCATGGCATGCGTCTCGCGGACCTTGGAGTCGCGCATCGTGTGCCACTCCTTTAGCAAGACCTGACCTGGCGCTGCTGCCTGGGTCGCCGAGTCCCAGCCTGCGTCGGACAGCGCGCCGTTGGCCTCGGTCGTGGCGATGGTCCCCGCCCGGTCGTTGCCCGTGTCGGCCGACCAGTCGAACACCTGGTCGATCGCTTGCTTGGCCGCGTCTGCCACGGTCGCTCGCTCGTCTAGGATCTTGGCCAGCGCCGCGTCCAGGTCGTCTCGCGTGGTCGCCGTGGTCGAGTTGACCAGCGTCGACATCCGACCCCTGACGATCACGTCGATCTGCTCGTCGGTCAGCGAAACGCCGAGTTGCCCCGCGTAGTAGACGGCCGAGTCGACCACGCACTGATGGATCCACGGCTCAAACTGCTCCTGCGCGATGCGGGTTGCGTCGACCAGGAGGTCGTCGCTGATCGCCCGCGTCGATCCGTTGAGGACAGCGAGCGCCGACTGGCGCTGCAGCCTCGCGACCTCCATGGCCACTCGGTACCCTGTGTCGATCTGGTCATCGACCGGCGAGTCGCCGTGTGCCGGAGTCGCCCGGTAATCTGACCGCCACTCGCGCCCGTCGTCCGATCGGAACACAAAGGCTGGTGGCGTGTCGGTGTTTATCGCGCGTCCTTGATTGGCTGGTGCAGGACCGACGCCGAACATCGATCGATACGGGGTGAGGGTTTGCTCGCCTAGACCGTTGGGCAGCGGGTCGTAACCCTGGGCAGCCCGAGCCTCGTCCAGCGTCAGCACGTCGTTTTTGACTAGAACTTCGGTCCGGCTGGTGATCGTGTCGCGCGACTCCTGCAGCGCCGACACCGAGCCGAAATCGAACACCGCCGCGACGTCGATGTCGGGGAACACCTGCCGGTCAATCTCGCTGGCGATGAGGTCGGCCTTCGGCCGGATCGTGTCGGACCACAGGGTGACTCGGCTGGCCGCGCGGTTCTCGTAGGTCGCGCCTCCGGCGAGGTAGTCCTTCGGCACACCGAACGCCATCATAATCTCGTCCGAGTTGGCCGATCGCGTCTGCAGGTAGCCAATCTCCTCTTGGGTCATGCCGTACCGGTCATACTTGCTGGGCACCGGACCCGACAAGATCAGCGTGCGACCCTGGTTGGCCGCGCCCGTGTGCCGCGCCTGCATCGATGCGTCGATCGATTCGTGCGTCTCGCGATCCACATCGCCCAGGTACAGGACACCAGACGGCCGATCGGCGTTGACGAACTGACCGGACTGGTACGCCCTCGCGTATTCGTCCATGCCCAGCGCCGATGCCGCAGCCCTCAGCGGTGGCAGCGGTTTCCACGGGTCGTCCGGGTCCGGGTAGTGCACGAACAGAACCTCGCTCGGCAGTAGCCCGACCTTAGCGCCCTCAGCGTTGGTGACTCGGTAGCCGACCAGGGTCGACTCCCATGGCCGAGCCTCTGTTCCATCGACCAGAATTTCAACATCCATGGTGGCCATGGGCCAGATACCGGCGATGTCGCCCTCGCCCGACTCGCCTCGGTCCAGGTAGGCAAACCACTCGCCGCGCGTCTCTAGCCGCCACCACAGGTTCTGGGCCATGACCCGTGCCGACATCGACGGGTTCGGCGCTTTGTTCCACAGATTGAGGAACGGGTGGTCGACGGGTGCGCCCTCGGGGTCGACGGCCAGCAGGGTCAGCGCCGATCCGTTAGACGCGATGGAATCGACGCACCGGTACGCAGTTGCGTTGTCCACCACGCGGTACGACGATCCGCTGATCGTGCGGCCGGTCCACTCCCGCCAGGAGGCGAACGGCTTGCCCGCGCCGTAGGTCTGCGTGTTGACCAGCGCTCGCTCGACGATGCCGGATACCCGGTCAGTTAACGTCTGCAGTCTGCCCATTAGGCCACGCTCGCAAATCCACGCGACCGGGTACTGAGGGTGGTTGCGCCCCAGACCATCGCGTCCAGTCGATCCGGCGACCAGTTGGCGTCCGGCGTCCAGGTGACCTGCTGCTCCTCCAACTGGGGGAACACGCCCACGTGGTGGAACTGCCCGCGCTCGTAAAGTGTGGCGATGGGCTCGGCTCGCATCCGCTTACCGCGCGTGGCCGTCACCGCCTGGTACCGGCCTCGATAGCCAGCCGCCTTGACGACCGACCCCACCATATCGCCGCCGTTGTTGGTCTCGGCGACGATCGCCCAAGCGCCCCACTTGACCGCCGCATTGATCGCGACCGACGCCCACCGGTCAGGCGATGCGTGCATCGATTGGTCGTCCAGCACGTAGTATTCGTTGTCGAGCGAGCCCACGACCACAATACCGGTCTCATCGCCGGTTACGGTCGCGGCCGGGTCGATCGCAACGACCACCCGATCGAATCGGCTGGGCAGATCGGCCACGTGGACACGGAACCGGTCGATCGTATCGAGCGACCACAATGCGCCCTCGACGTCATCGAGCAGTTCGCCGTCCAACTCCTGTCGGCCGAGCCTGGTACCCTCGTACTTCGACAACACGGTACGTCGAAAGGAGGGTGCCAGGTTGGCCAGGTTCGCGTAGGTCGCCCCGCGCGTCACCACAACGTCCTCATCCTTGACCAGATTGACAATCTCCGGCCGGACCTTGGGCGTGGTGGTCATTACGGCTCGAGGGTCCCGGCCGAGCCGCAATCCCATTCGGTAGTTGGACAGCACGTCGCCCAGGTGGCCGAACGTCGCCACTTCGTCGAGCCACGCCGTGTGGTGCTGCGGACCGCGCAACTGGTCCGGCTCATCGGACGAGTAGCAGAATGCGCGCGCCCCGTTGGCAAACTGGATCCGCCGCTTGCTGGGCTCGTACTTCGGCCGCTCCCACCTGGGGTAGACCGACAACAGACCCGACTCGCCCTCGATCATCGTGTCGCGGACATCGGCGGCAGTTCGGCCGATCAGCGCCACGCGGTGGTCCGGTCCGCCCATCCGCACTCGCGACCTGATGAACTCGGCACCGCTCCTGGTCTTGCCGAATCCGCGCCCTGCCATCAACAGCCACTCTGCCCAGCCGAACTCGCTCTTGTCCTTGGGCGGCAGTTGGTTAGCCCTGGCGTGTGGACCGAGCGCGCCTTCATGCGGACGCCCGTTGCACCCAGCCTTGCCGCAGTCCCACAGCGTACGACGTCGCTCGACCTCATCGGCCAGTCGTTCTTTCAACGCCAGTTTGCGGTCATCGGACCAGTCGCGCCATTCAGACACGGGTCGCCGCCAATTGGTGCGGGCAGATGCCAAACCGCTTGGCGTAGTTGCAGTTGTGGCACAGGATCTGCCACTGGTCGGGTCGGTAAACGTCGCCCGCTGCCTTGTATTGCACGCTGTTACCGCCGCGACCCTTACCCATGCCCCGATATCGTTCGAGGTAGCCGTCGTCGTTCACATGGTCGAGGCACAGGAACACTTCGTTGTCCTCGCCGCAGCACGCGCACCGCCGACCGTACATGTCGAACACGCGTTGCTTAAGGCGCTGCTTGAACTCACGCTGCCGACGCGACGCACACGGATTGCACAGCCCGGATCCGGTCACTTCGTGTAGCCCAGCCTTGCAGAGCCTCACTCGGTGACCTCCATGTCGGGGACCGCCGACAGTTGGATGACGAGCGCCTCAATTTCGGAGTCGGTCGTGTCGCTGTGGCGTTGCTCGATGACGACCGGTGCGTCGAGCCCCAGGAACTTGGACTTGCGCTCCATGCACCGCAGTAGCGTGTCCTGGGCTCGCATCTTCTCGACTAACAAGGTGGCTGGCGACTCGATCACGGCCAGGTTGAGCCGGATCAGCGCGTCGATTCGCTCGACCTCTAGCCGCCTGGCCTCATCGATCGTCTCCTTGGGGATCTGTCGCTTGATCGCCCTGGACACCCGAGCCCGAGCCGTGTGCGCGTGACATTCCTGAATCTCGGCGATCGCCGCATAGGAGAAACCGCGCAACCGGAGCGTGAGCGCTTCGTGCTCAGCCTCTATCGTCTCGATTAATTCGAGAGCCCCGGCCATGGAACCAGTCTACCATGGCCGAGGCTTCGTGTCAAGACGCGCCTAACCCGCCGCCTCAGTCGTGACCGGTCCCACACCCGCAGGTGTACATTACCTGCTCCTCCTCTGACCAGCGCTCCCACTCGCACTGGTCGTGGTCGCCCTCCCCACACGCATCGCACGTGTAGTCGGCCTCCTGGGGTCGCGCCGTCTCGGCCACCTGTGGCCGCTTGGCTTCATAGATCACGAACTGCAGCATCTTCGGCGCGACCAGCGTGGCCACCTGGTCGGCCTCCTCGAACAGCCAGCCGACGTGACCGTCTGCGCCCTCGCCGTTGAAGAAGAACTCGACCTTCTGGCCGTTCCGGTACGCTTTTTGCAAGATCGCCTTGAACCTGGCGTCATGCCCTGGCGCGAACCGGCGACGTGTGAATCGGCCGCATTCGTGACCGGCGATCCGGTTGCACCAGCATTGGCCAACCCCTGTGTTTAACTCCATCTCTGCTCCTAATCTGTGCGTGGCTGATATACCCATTCTACCACACGACGAGACCCGCCGTCAAGCCGCCAGGTCGCCGGTTGGTGTGACAAGCGTCACATCCCGGATGGCCACCCCGACTTGACACGATGGCTCGCGATGGTGTAAAATTGTATTACAAGGTCGGGGGAGGAACCCCCACCCAAACCCCAGAAGGAGCACAAAATGAACGCCACCACCACCGCCGTCGAGGTCCTCGCCAACGAGCGCCACGCTTGCGCCTGCCACATGCTGAAGGGCATGTACTGCGGTCGCCTGACCGGCCGGACCTTCGCACCGGGCCACGACGCCCGCATCAAGGGCATCCTGCAGGAGGCTCACCGCGAGGGCATGCTGGTCGCCCTTGAGGACGGCACCCTGGTCAGCGCCCGCGAGGCGATGACGCAGATCGCGCCGAACCTG